CCGGGGAACTTGACGACTTCCGCAGGCTCCTGCGGACGCAGTTTGCGGGCGGCGGAATCCTCCAGCTTGGTGCGGTTGAACTCCTTGGAATACAGCTCGGCCATTGCCAGCGTTTTGTGGCCGAGGCGGCTCTGGACCTCCGCGGTGGTGCCGCCGTTCTCGACGAGCTCCTTGCCAGCGGTATGGCGCAAACCGTGAAAGGTCAGCCCCTGCCTGATCGTGCCATCGCGCTCCAGCCGCTTCAGCAGACGGAAGAAGAGGACGCGGAAGCCGTTGCCGGTATAGGGCTGGCGCCTTTCGTTGAGGACGATCACGCGGCTCGGCAACGGGTTGCCGCCGGGAACCATGTCCCGCGCCTCGTCGAGGATCATTGCGAGGCCATCCACCACGGGCCATCCCGCCATGCCCTTGGTCTTGCGCTGCTTCCAGCGTAGTCGCTCGCCGTGAACGTCACCCCACGTCACGCTCAGCGCATCGCCCTGACGCATCGCCGCGAACATGCCGAGGCCAATGGCAATTCGCACACCGCCCTTCGCCGCCTCAAGCACCGCGACCTTCTCGCCCTCGGTCCAGCTCTTGTGCGGAAACTCGCCGAGATGCTTGGGCCGCTCGATCTTCTCGATATCCTTTGCCGGGTTAAACGGCACCCAACCGCGCTCGACGCCCCACGTCAGCGTTAGCCGCAGCACGCTGATCAGATAGTTGGCGAAATGAAACTTCTTCGCCTTGTGCGCCTTGTCGCGAATCCGCACCAGCTCGGCCCGGTTGAGGTCGATCAGCGGCATCATCGAGATCGGGCGCAGATAATCGAATTTGTGCTGGTAGTCGATTTGGGTGCGAGGGTCGAGATCGCTGAATTTGGGACTGTCGCGATAGGCGTCGATCAAGTCGCCCAACGTTTTGCCACCGAGCGACGGGCGCTTGGGTAATCCGGCCTTGGCATCGAGCGCATCAAGCTCGCGGGTAAACTCGGGCGTACCATAGGCCGCGCGGATCCGTTCGCCCGTCGCGCGGTGGTAGAGATAGGTCTTGCCCTTACTGACGACCGGCTTGACGCCGTCGATCTGTGGGATGCCGCCTTTTAAAGAATCGGTCACTCAACGCTCCACTCGTTTGGCTCCACGGAGAAGGTGACGCGGCAGGCCGGCGTGGAGCACCGGGTTTTCGGGAGCTACCCTAGCCGCGTCATTCGCTATTATAGACGTTCGCTCCAGTTGATGCCGGTGGTGCCGTCATGGGCAGGCAGACCGGACTGCTGGTCGAGCCAGAGATCGAGCGCGACCCGGTCGTAAAGATGGCGGTTGCCGAAGACCTTCAGCGGCGAGACGCCGACCCGTGTTTCAAAGCTCTCCCGACCGACATTGCAGTACGCAGCCGCCTGCTCAGCGGTCAGCAATCGCGGCGTCATGCCGGGGGGCAGGTTGCGGCGCGCGAGGCGAGCCTCGTTCATGGTGGGGGATACCTTCTACCGTCATACTTGAACGCCTCATCCGCCGCTGTTAAGGCGGGTGGCGGCGCAGGTACTCGCCAGCCCAGGAATTGAACTCATGGGTTTGGATCGGCAACTTGCCGTGCGCCATCAACAGCGCGTTGGGATTGTTGCGATAGCGCGGGGTGCTCAGCAGCTTGTCGAGCTTGCTGACCGAAAACCCCGGCAGTCGTATCATCCTGAGGAATTCCAGAAAACTGCGGCGCCGCTGGTAGAGCCAGCGTGGCGTCACGGTAACCGTAACGACCTCTGAGGCCGGCGCCGGCGCAAGGGTCGGCTCGGGTTCGGGCGTCGGCTCGGATGCGGGAAAGGTGCCGACCGCGTGAGTAATAGGAGTGCCCCACCGTCGGCTGTCGGTGTTGTTGCGGACACTTTCCGACTTGTCCGCCGCAGGCAAACTATGGAGATCCTGCGGGATCTGGATATCCGCGGCGGCTGCCTCGCAGGCCAGGCAGCGCACGCCGATGTTGGAGCTCCAGCCGATCTTAATTACCGGTCCGTCGCACGTCTCACAGGACCGATCGGCGAGCGGCCGCAGACGGATCTGATCGGCCCATTTGCGAATCCGCACACTGCCGTCAGTCTCGACCCCCATCCGCGCCAGATTGAAATTAAAGAATCGCCAGCGAGCTTCGAAGTTGGGCAGCAGTTTTTCATCACGCCGCTGTCGGGCGACAAAGCGGGTTGCGTGATGCAACGGGATCTGGGTGGACACCGCATCAAAGAGATCGCCTCTGCGGTGCGGTCGACCGTCGCTCAGCGTCCGATAGGTTTGATCCTGCCAGCTCATCTTAATGCAGTGCCTGCCCCTGTGGTTGACGATTGGGCTTGGTGTTGCCCTCGACCCGGTCGAGATGATCGATCGCGTCGATGACCCGTTTGATGGTGGCGATCGTTTCGTCGCACATCATCCGGAAGCCCGACCGATCGGGATGTCCGCTGAGATAAAGCTTTTCGATCCCCTGACCGGCGAGGCTGTTGAGGCCACGCATGCCGTGAAAGAACTTGCTGGATGCGGCTCGCGGCGGCCGGGTATGCTGCACGCGCTGCATGTTGCGGCGGCGCACCACCGCTTCAGCAGCCTGAGTGACGATGTCGAGCCCCGACTTATCGTCACGGGCCTTTTTGGCGTCCTTACAGAGATCGATGATCTCGGCCGTTGTGGCGCCCGTCTCCAGCGCAAAGCTCGCCGCCCGGTCAAACACCACATCGGAGTGGATGGTGTTCAGTGCCAGGATGCTGCGCTGTGGCAGCTTGATCCGGCCGCCGGTAAAATTGTGGCCAAAGCGGCTCCCTCGCTCGATCGCCTTCTGCTCGATGACCGCGGTCTTGAAGGTGTCGGCCTTGACACCCCAATCCTGGGCGAGCTGCACCATTGGGATCTCGGGATACGTCTCGTGCATCTGGAGCGCCTGGGCAATCCGATCGTCGTGTGAGACGCCATAGCCTTCGATAATGTTGGCGCGGCGGATCAGTGACTCACGACGATACTTGTCGCCTTCCATCACGACATAGGCGTCGCAACCGGTGCGGCCCAAGGTGTCGTAAGCGGCGTGGCGGTGCACACCGGTGGCGATCAGATAAAGAAACCGCGAGACGTCTGGATCGAGGGTTAGCACCATGATCGCCGGGAACTCGTCGCCACGCTCCATGGCGATCGCGTAATTGATCGCGCGATCCTGATCGACCTTCTTATAGAGACGCGCCGGGTTGTTCTTCGACTCCTCGATGTCGATCTCGGCGAAATCAATGTTCTGAACGTAGCGCCACTTATAGCCACCGCTGTTCAGAAAGTTCTCGGTTTTTGGATCTTTCATGGGGGCGAATCTCCGGAGGGGCGGGGGTCCGTCCGACGAAGATTGCCTGAGTGGCAACAAGCAGGCAAGCGGTTTGTAGCTTCTCTGGCAACAGGATTGTCAGATTATGCAGTCGAGATGCTCAGCCAAGCCGAGAACGTCGAACACGACGTGGCCGTTCAGCGCCCAGCGGAAAACCTTGCAGCGGCGCGACTCCTGGGCCTTGCCATACCGGTCGAGATGGTCGATCTCGGCATCGAGCGATACCAGTACCGGGTCAATGTGTTCGTGCTGAACTTCAACCGCAAGTTTCAGCGCATCGCCAACAGTTTTAGTCTCCCTCGCGGCTTTGATCACCGCGATCACATTGTTAGAAGGCATGAGATTCGCGGCCTCCCGGTCTGAGTTTTGCACGCACGGTGCAGCTTTTTGGCGGCCGCGCGAAATTGTCGCAGTCAGCTCCGAGTAAGAAAAAACTACGAGCTTGCCCCGGTCAATCAAATTTCCTGTGACGCCACAAAAAAAGTCGGAACCCTTTCTAACTCCAAACGTATTTTGGTTAAGTCGGATAGCGTAATATACGATTTGATACAGGTTCATATTTCTTAATTGGTATCAATTAGCGTGATGGCTCACGGATTTCGTGTGTTTTTTTCGCTCGTCCGTAGCGTAGCGGCGGGGGGTTACCCTGCCTGCCAGAGCTGATGCCCTCGGAAACTCGTCCCGGCCGATACCGTCGCGACGCTACGAGCAAAAAGCTCTTGACATCTGGTCAATTTTCGAGTCTCGGAAATGTCATAATAAACCAAATGCGTTTAGCCGAACGCCACGTCGAGGAGTTTGAGGGCGCGTTCGCGCTGGGCCGATTTCAGCCGCTTCCAGATGTCGAGCATGCGGGAAAACTGCTGAGCGTCTTCTTCTTTGGGGAATTGCAGGGCCAGTGGATCGACCTTCAGCACCCGTGCATAAGCCTCAATGAACTCCTGTGAACAAGGTCTTTGCCCGTTCTCGATACGGTTGACTGTCGACGGGGCGATGCCCATCGCTTTGGCGACGTGGCGCAAACTTAGCTTGGCCTCTTTCCGCCAACCCTTGAAAGGCGGCGGTGTACGGCTTGCTTTTGCCTCAATGAGGATAGTAGCTATTGTCGCAGCGTCCGCGCCGACGACTCGGCGCATGATTTCCGCGTCTGTTACCCCCACATCGTGGAGGAGGAGGGCGTGCTCGACAGCAACAGAAGCGCCAAAACTGTCACGTTTGACATCGTCAATAACGGGCAAATTAGTACGACGGCGTTTCACGCCGTCGATGATGGGCGGATTAGCGTGTTTACGGTGCTTGGTCTTGGCTGACGCCACCAGTGGTGTTCTCTCGTTTCAATGAATTTTTCTTTGTTACCTCTTGGGAAACAAAGACGCAAGCAATTTCAGTGTATTGTAGCCAATTCGTTGAATACGCTGTGTAAAATAGGTTAACTCTGACACGGCAAAATCTGTTGCCACTCAGGCACGAGTCGCTTGACGGGCTTGTCGCCAGAGCGGCAACATCGCGGGTATGGCATCCCCCGCCACCTCCGATACTCATCCCTTGCGTGCGTGGCGGTTGCTGCAAAAACCGCCGCTGACTCAAGACTGTTTCGCCAATCGGATCGGCGCCAGCAAGACGACGATCTCGCGCATCGAGCTGCGGGTGCGAGAGCCCTCTGTCGCGATGATCCGCAAGATCGTCGCTGCGACCAGAGGCGCGGTCAGCGCTGAGAAACTGGTCAAGCAAATCTCCATCGAACATCACCACCGCGACTGCATCGAGAACAGCAGCATCAGCGAGGCTTGAACCCACCCGAACCAGAACTTCTCTGCGCGAGAACCACACCCGCCATGAACAGCGCCAGAACCCACCTGACCGTCGATACCGATACCGCTATCAACACTGATACCGATGACGAGATTGCTGATATCAGCTTCCGTCCGTTTGAGACGGGGGAGCGCGAACCGGGGCCGACCCCTAAATCATTTCATGACGTTGGCACGAATGATCGGCTGGAACGCCCCGGTTTGCGTGTTCGCTATGTTCCCGAGCGTGGTCCCGGTGGCAACGGAACTGCGTACAACAAATTGGATTGGATGGTGCTCGACCGCGATGCGATCGCCGGGCGGCAATTGCTGTGCCGCACCACCCAGAGCGGCGCCCGGCTGATCTGCTACGCGCTGAACCAGGCAATTCCGCGGTGAAGTTTGTGATCGACCAACGCCCACTGGCGGATTGGCTCAAGCGCGCCGCGTCGATTGCCGACACGAAGTCGTCCGCCACCGTCTTTAATTGCGTGCGGCTCGATGTCGGCGAAAACGATCTTTCGCTGTCGGCGACCAACAGTCTGTCGCAGATCACCGGAAAACTGCCTTTGCCCGACGATATCGAGCCGGGCTCGCTGTCGACGCCGGCCGCACGGCTCGCCGATCTTATCGCCGCGTTGCGGCCCGATCAGCCGGTCGAGATGCGCTACGAGCTGGGCGGCCGGCTGCGTGTCAAGTCGGGTCGCACCAACGTACAATTGCCGGCGATCGATCCGTTGAGCCTGCCGGTCTTTTTTCGTGACCTGCCGGCGCCGCAAATCACGGTCCTCGCCAGCGAGTTTGAACGGATCTTGAGCTTTGCCACGCCGGCGGCAGACGAGGACCACAATCGTCCAGGGCTGTGGGGTGTGCAGCTATCCTATAGCGAAGACGGTGTGGCCGCCGCGGCACTCGACGGGCGCTGGGGCGCGACCTGTGTGATGCCGACCAAGACGATCAGCGAATTCCCCACCGTGATCTTGCCGCGGCCGCTGTGTTTAAAGCTGCCGGCGATTTTAAAGGGCAAGGACGACGACATCCTCTCGATCACCGTCGCACCGCGCGCATTACAGATCAGCTCCAGCGATCTGAACATCGTCAGCAAGCTGGTCGATGGCGAGATGCCGCTGAGCCGGACGTGGATGCCGGACTGTGTCGAGCGACCGGTTACCGTCAATGCTGCCGAGCTGATCGCCATCCTCGCCCGCATCGAGGCGGCAACCGATCTCGATGTTGCCCGGCTCAAGCAACGCGGCGTGGTGATGTCCTTCGCCGGCCAGGTGCTGTCGCTGCGCGACAGCCATCGCATCATCGAAGACACCATGGTCGTCACCTATGAGGGCGATGACCCGCCCGAGATCGGGCTCAACACGCTGCACGTCAGAGAGGCGTTGGAGACGATCGGGGCGGACGAGGTTGAGCTGCACTTTATCGACCGCGATTCATCAGTGCGGATCTGTGCCAAGGGTCACGAGCACGATGCCTTTGTCACTAGTCCGTACCGGGTCTGAAGCTATGGCCGCGCCGATGCCCGAGCTGTTTGACGGATATCCGATGTCGGTGCTGAACAGATTCTGGAAGTTTCACACTAACAACCCTCATGTCTACCGAGAATTCAAGAAGTATTCCCACGAGATGAGGGATACCGGGCGCGATCTCTACAGTGCGCGTACCATCATCGAGGTCATTCGTTGGCATTTTGACTTAAAGACATCCGGAGATGTGTTTGAGATAAATGGGGATTTTGTTCCGATCTATGTTCGTTTGTTGATTTATGACCAGCCGGAATTCAAACCGTTTTTTGAGCTTCGCACGGTTCGCAGCCGTGGCGTGAAATCAGACGAACAACAGCGGCGTGAAGTCGAGGACGGGGCGTATGGCAGCGCGTGACCCGATCACCGTTACTCTGTTGGGTGAGCCCGTGCCGTTCGCGCGGATGCGCTTGTCGAAAATCGGCAAGAATTTTGTGCCAAGGCCGCAGCGCAACGCTTTCGCCGCGATGCGCAACGCCGCCAGCGATGTAATGCAGATCAACGGCAATGTGATCTTTGACGAGCCGGTATCGCTGAAACTGCGCGCTGTGTTGCCGATTCCGACAAGCTGGTCAAAGAAAAAACAACAAGCCGCAATACGCGGTGAAGAGTGGCCTGCCAAGAAGCCAGACCTCGACAATCTCTGCAAGCTGGCAACAGACGCTTTCAACACCGTCATCTACCGCGACGATGCGCAAATCGTGTCGATGAGCGCCCACAAGGTCTACGGCACTGAGCCGTGTCTCGTCGTGACGATCCAGCCGGCAGAGCGGTTTTTAACCGCTCAAGAGATCCAATCCTTCCGTCAGAAATGGAACGAACTGACGCTCATGAGTGAAACAAAGGAAGTTCCGACATGATCGTCAACATTTCTGTCCAAGTGCTTGAGTCGATGTCGACGGAAGACGCCGCGATGCTGCCGCCGGCGGTGCTGCTCGATCTGCAACGCGTGGTCGAAGCCGAGCTGGAGATCGCCAAGAAGCACGCTAAGGCATTGGGGTTGGTGTTCAGCCGGCGCTACGCCGAGGTCGAAAAGCAAGAACGGCTGGTCAAGGCCAAGCCGACCGGCGTCATTCGCTTTGACGATGACAATGTGGAGGTCGTCGCCGAAGCACCAAAGAAGGTGGAGTGGGATCGCGACAAGCTCGCTGCCGCGCTGCGCCAGCTAGAGCCTGAGATCGCCGAGCGCTACGGCAAGTGGACGATCACTGTCGAGGAGCGCCGCTTTGCCGAGGCGCCGGCCAGAATCAAGACGACGCTGGAGCCGGCGCGCACCGTCTCGGTCGGCAAAAGCAGCTACCACATCGAACCCAAAACTACCGAGCCTCAAACCATCAAAGAGGAAGCGGCCTGATGGCGATCTCACTCAACTCGTTGCGCCGGGGGCCGATAGGGCGTCCACCACGCATCATTGTAATGGGCACCGAGGGTGTCGGTAAATCGACCTGGGCCAATTCGGCGCCTAACCCGGTGTTTATTCAAACCGAGGACGGGCTCGATGCGGTCGACGTCAACGCCGCGTTCGAACTGGCCAAGAAATATCGCGATGTGCTCGACGCGATCAATCTGCTGATCACCGACGACCACTCGTACAAAACTGTGGTCATCGACACGCTCGATTGGCTGGAGCACCTGATCCACCAGCAGATCGCCGACGAAAACAATGTCGATGCGATCGAGAAGATCCCCTACGGCAAGGGGTACAAATTCGCGTTGGAACAATGGCGCGGCGTCATCGAGGGGCTCGACATCCTGCGCAACGACAAGGGGATGATCGTCATCCTGCTGGCGCACGTAAAAATTAAGCGCTTCGAAGACCCCACCACCGACGCCTACGACCGATACCTGATGGACCTGCACGACAGCGCGTCTTCGCTGCTGATCGAGTGGTGCGACATCCTTGGCTTCGCTTCGCACTCGGTCGCCACCAAAAGCACCGACGCCGGGTTTAACCGCAAGATCACCCGCGGTGTCGGCAGTGGCGAACGCCTGATGCACCTTGAAGAGCGTCCCGGCTTTGTCGCCAAGAACCGTTACGGCCTGCCCGCGCTGATCAATTTCCCCAAGGTCGGCGGCTGGCAAGTGCTCGAAGCGTCGATGAACGTCGCTCTGCAATCCAAACCAGCACCACAAACCCAACCGAAAAAAGCTGCCGCCTGAACCAGAACCAGAACTCCGACCCCCCTGAACGAGGAACCTGAACCATGGCACAACTCGGAATGCAATTTGACGCAACCCAGGTCGACCCCAATGGCGGGATGATCGTGCCGGAAGGCAAGTATACCGCGTATATCGTCTCCAGCGAGATGAAGACCACCAAGGAAGGCACCGGACAATATCTTCAGCTTGAGATCGAGCTCATCGATGGACCGTTTGCTGGGCGCAAAGTCTACGACCGGCTCAATCTGCAAAACCAAAACGAACAGACAGTCGCGATCGCCCAGCGGTCTTTAAGTCAAATCTGTCATGCCGTTGGCGAGCTCTCGGTCACCGACAGCGAACAGCTTCACGCCCGGCGGCTGGTAATCGATGTCCGTATTGAAAAGGGCAAGGGCACCTATCGCGATCAGAACCGGGTGTTCTGCTACGAGCCGCCCGACGGTCGCATGCCGGTGCAGGAGCCGGGGCAGTATCAGCCGCAGCCCCAGCCGCAGCCCCAGCAAGCGCAGCCGGCCGCAGCCGCTGCTCCCTCGCGCGTGCAGCCGCCATGGCGGGCGCGCGCCTAAAGCACTTGGACCCCATCCAAGTAGGAGAGCGTCATGGGCGAGGCCAAGCGCCGGCATGCGGCGATCGGTAAGCTTGTCGGCACCGCCACCGACCCAATCAACGGGAAGACCTACCAAACTCGCTATGGCGGGCGGTTAGGAACGTTCCTCGGCAAGGTTACCTTTAACCAAGAGGCAAAGGTGCCGTGCCAGGGGTGCAACCACTGCTGCTATCACGGCCGGGTCGATATCTATCCCGACAAAGAAAACGCTGAAGATCTGGCGCATCTCGATGTCGTGCCGCATCCCGAAGGCGGGTTTGCCCTGCGCAAGCGCGAGGACGGCTCGTGCGTCCATCTTGGGCTTGGCGGCGAATGCACGGTCTACCATCACAGGCCGAAAGCGTGCCGCTTCTACGACTGCCGGATGTTCTCTGCGATTGGTCTGGTCGACACCTACGACAACGGCCGCAACAGCCCGGCATGGGTGTTCGACATTCCAACCACCGAGGAACGAATCGCTAACATGGCGTTACGGCTGGCGGTCGGCAAACACATCGACAGCAACCCTGAATGGACCTCCAACACGGCGCTGGTAGCCGCATACGCCGGCGCCAACGAAACGCTGCCGGCGGCGAGGAAGATCGTCGAGAGCTTTGAAAGCCAGCCGCCGGCGGTCCAGCGCGAGATTGTTCGAGTCGTGGAGGAGCGCACGCGCCAGCAGGCAGAGAAGGCGGCTGGCTGATGGCCGCGATCCCATCCCCACAAGACCCGACCTTGGCCGCGGTCGATCGCGCAATCGAGGCGAAGGAGAATAGCGGTTGGCTCGCCCCGTCGCTGAGCATGGGGGATATCGGAAACCCCTGCGACCGGGCGATGTTCTACGGCTTTCGCTGGGCGGGTGTACCTGCCCCGTTTCCAGCGGATGCGCTCAAGCGTTTCGCCGACGGGCATCACGGCGAAGCATTGCAGGCGGCCAGGTTGCGTTTGGTCGACGGGATCACCCTGTGGGACCGCGACCCTAATCGCGACGATCGACAGTTCGCGTTCGACGATTGCGGCGGTCATCTGCAAGGTCGTATCGATGGGGTGATCATCGGCTTGTTGCAGTCACCCAAGACGCTGCATGTCTGGGAGCACAAGCAGGTCGAGGAAAAATCCCAGCGTAAGCTAGAGCGGCTCAAGGAAGAACGCGGCGAGAAGAACGCGCTTTTTGCTTGGAAGCCGATGTACTGGTCGACGGCTCAGCTTTACATGCACTACACCGAGCTGACCCGCCACTATATGACGGTGGCGACACCGGGCGGCCGGCATACGATCTCGGTGCGCACCGATTACGAGAAGCACTACGCTGAGCAACTGGCTGCGCGGGCCAACCAGATCGTCAACGCTACCCGCGCGCCGCCGCGGATCAGCGAAGATCCAACCTGGCACGAATGCCGTTGGTGTCGATCCTACGCAATCTGCCACCAGGGTGCGCCGGCGCCGCGCAATTGCCGGACGTGCCTAGCGTCGACGCCGGTCGACGGCGGCTGGCGCTGCGATCGCTGGAACAAGCCGCTTAGTCGCGAAGAGCAGAAGGCTGGCTGTAAAGATCATCTTTACCTGCCGTCGCTGGTCAACGGCGAACAGATCGATGCCGCGGATGACGGCACCTGGGTCGAGTACGCGCTGCGCGGCACCGGTGAGATCTGGCGAGACGGAGCGCCGTGATGGTCGACGAAGCCGACCGCGAAAAGCTGGTCAAGATCCTACGGATGTTTTCGTCCGACCATGATGGCGAGGTCGCCTCTGCTGCGCGACGAGCGCATGAGCTGATCAAGACTCGAGCCCTCGATTGGGACGATCTGATCATCAAGAAGGTCGAGTCCAGCTCCTACCAACGTCAGGAAGAACGGCGTCAGGAAGAGCGGCGTTATCGCGAGGAGGAACCGCGCTACCAGTACGATCAGAGCGAGCCGCCGTGGGAAGACGAGTTCACGCTGATCCGCAAATGCAGCCTGGTTCCACAGCATCACCTAAACGACTACGAACGTGAGTTCATCGCGTCGATCGGCGGATCGGTACTCGAATGGGGGCGGCTAACACCACGGCAGCGAGTGGTTCTCGATCGGATCGTGGTCAAGCTCAAAATGCGCGGGGTGTGGTGATGGGGCTCGTCAAATCCTTGTATTTGGAAGAGCTGGAGCGGTGGACGACGCCGAACCAGCCTTACGATCCGCGCCCGCCGGTTCCGGCCGCCACACGGGCCGCAGTGCTGGAACGCGCCGAAGGTGGCTGCGAGATATGCCGCATCGATTATCCGCTAGAATTACACCACCGGCACTACAACAGCCAGGGTGAGGAAGAACCCGAAGACCTCTATGCGCTGTGTCGTGGTTGTCACCACGCGATGCATACCGATCCGCTGGGTCAGTTTTGGATCGATCCAATCGAGATGCAAGTGACCTGGGGGATCGGTGAGGGTGAGATGGATATCGATGACATCCCCGGTTGGCGGGGGTGAGAGGAGGAGGAAGTTATGATCAACATGGTTGAAGTCGCAAAGGAGATTGAGAGCCTGGAGGACGAGGACGGAAACGTCAGCAAGAAAGCCGTCGTCGAAAAAGCACGCGATCCGGTGTCGGCCATGCACGGGGCTTTTACTTGGGACACCAATAAGGCGGCCGAAGAGCGGTGGCTTGAACAGGCAGCGGTCCTGATCCGCCGGGTTAAGATCGAGGTCACCTTCCGCGAAGCAAAGCTGGACTGCGTTCGCTACGTCCGTAACGCAAC